TGAAAAACGAGTTTCCTCATAAATTCAGTCGTGAGGCTGATGTGAACGTGTCTACTGATGATAGACCCGTGCAGACTGTTGCCAGTGCTAGCCGTTCACAATCAAAAGCAACTGCACGCAAAACTGTGAGACTCACACCGTCACAGGTTGCAATAGCTAAAAAGCTAGGTGTGCCACTAACAGAGTACGCAAAGTACGTAAATAAAGGAGGCCAATAATGGTAGATAAAACTCCAAGAACTGCAGATACACGCACAAAAAATGAACGCAAACGTGTATGGCAGAGACCGTCATCACTTGATGCACCACTCGCACCTGATGGCTATATTCATAGATGGATAAGAGCTGAAGTCAGAGGCTATGAAGACACTAAAAACGTGATTAACCGTCTTCGTGAAGGTTATGAACTTGTTAGAGCCGATGAATACCCTGACTGGCAATTACCTACTGTTGAAGATGGCAAACATGCGGGGGTTGTAGGAGTAGGTGGCTTATTACTGGCACGTATCCCAGAGGAGCTTATTGCTCAACGTAATGCTTATTATAAAGGTCTGACTGAAGACCAGATAAAAGCAGTTGACAATGATCTTTTAAAGGATGCACACCCCAGTATGCCAATCAGTAAACCTGATAGGCAAAGCAGGGTGACTTTCGGTGGCTCACAAAAGACTGAATAAGTTTTTTTTAAGCCATTGGTAGTTACTATTTATTAACTTTACTTTTAAAGGAGTAAAACAATGGCAAATCAAAGCTCAGGTTTCGGATTTCGTCCAGTTAAAATGCTCGGTGGTGCTTACAATAGTTCAGGCCAAACCGAGTATAAAATTGGAAACAACGAAGGTTCCGCAATCTATCAAGGTGATCCAGTTATATTAGTAGCCAATGGCGCTATTGATATTGGATCAACTGCTGGTGCTGAAGTTATTGGTATCTTCAATGGTTGTGAATACACAGATCCTACAACAGGAAAACCAACATGGAGTAACCACTATCCAGGTAGCATCGCAGCAGATGACATCAAAGCATATGTCGTTGACAACCCAAACGTAGTGTTTGAGGTTAAAGTCGATGACGATAATGCAGGACAGGCCCAAGTAGGTACTAACTGTAACATCGCAACTTACGCAGCAGGATCCTCTAAATCAGGTATCTCAAGCGTAAAGATTGACGGTGATTCATTTACTACTAACGCAGCGGGTAATTTTAGAGTAGTAGGTCTTTCAACAGATCCAGACAATGATGATTTTGCATCAGCGAATGCTAACATTCTTGTTAAGATCAACCTACACTCATTAACTGATACAACAGGCATCTAAGGAGGTTAAAATATGGCTATTTCAAGAAGTCAACTCGTTAAAGAGTTAGAGCCAGGTTTGAACGCTCTGTTCGGCTTGGAGTATAGTAGATACGAAAATGAACACTTGGAAATTTACGATGAAGAGAGTTCAGATCGTGCATTTGAAGAAGAGGTAATGTTATCAGGATTTGGTTCTGCACCAACTAAATCAGAAGGTGGATCAATATCCTATGATACAGCAACCGAAGCTTACACAGCTAGATATACCCATGAAACAATTGCTCTAGCTTTTGCAATCACAGAAGAGGCTATCGAAGATAATTTATACGATAGACTTGCTGCTAGATACACAAGAGCTCTTGCAAGATCAATGGCAAATACTAAGCAAGTGAAAGCTGCTTCTGTACTTAACACAGCATTTGCTTCATCTGGTGCTGCAGGTACTAACCCTGGTGGTGATGGTGTTTCACTTATTAACGTGGCTCACCCATTAGCAGTTGGTGGTACTTTCTCAAACAGACTAGCAACTGATGCTGATCTTAATGAAACATCATTAGAGCAGGCTTTAATCGACATCGCTGCATTTGTAGACGAGCGTGGTTTAAAGATTGCAGCTCAAGGTAGAAAACTAATAATTCCAAAGGAATTACAGTTTACTGCTGATAGACTAATGAACTCTGCATTAAGAGTTGGTACAGCTGATAACGATATTAACGCTATCAGAAACATGGGAATGATCCCAGATGGTTATGTTGTTAATCACTTCTTAACAGATACTAACGCTTTCTACATCAAAACTGACGTGCCTAACGGTTTAAAATACTTTAACCGTTCACCAATCAGAACTTCCATGGAAGGTGATTTTGATACAGGAAACGTAAGATACAAAGCTAGAGAGAGATACTCATTTGGTTTCTCAGATCCACGCTGTGTATTTGGTACATCTGGTGCATAATCTTTAACAAAC